TGTACGAGTTCAAGTCTCGTCCCGGGTACCATGGAAAATTGTCTGAATAATCAAAAGCAATAATGTAGTAATGTCGTTATGCCACCTTCGGGTGGTTTTTTTGTTTTTGGGGAAAGTGTTAGATAAAACCATTGCTGTATGTGAGCGAACAACAATGGCTTACGTTTTCCCTAGATAAAATAGAGAAAGGGGAGTTATGTATAGAGATTATCATCCATGACGTCTTAAATGCTGAGATTGGCTTAACATGACTCGCCCCGAGACGTGAAGCATACTCAGCTCTTCTAGATTAATCGTCCAATCTTTATAGTTTTTATTATCTGAAATGACATGAAGTTCATTTTTGATTTTTTGCAGGCGTTTCACGTAAGTATCGCCGTTAAAATCAAAAACGTAGATCCCGTCACCGTCAAAGTTACCCACTGAAATATCTACATAAATCAGATCTCCTGGCTCGATCGTCCCTTCCATACTATCACCGCGAACGTTAATTAATTTCACTACGCTAGCGGGTTTTCCACCAAAAATAACTTTTGCATGTTCGGTCGTGTATTCAATTGAACTGACGAGTTCTACGACCTCGTGTGAGGCAGCACCGTTGCCAGCACTGGCAGATACATCTAGGATATCAACCCTGTACACATTTTTGTCTCCATGGCTAGAAAGTGAATCAACACTGTATTTATGAACAGTATTTTCTTCCTTGTTGCTAGAGAATAACTCAGCCACCGGAACATTCAAGGCTTCTGCGATTTTTTTTAATGAATTATCGCTGTAGCCCTGTTGCCCCCTCTCTAATCTGGAAAGATTGCCTACATCTCCACCAATGGCCTGAGCCAGTTCGGAAATTGTCATTTTTTGGGCTTTGCGAAGTTCTCTTATCTTGTGTCCGACGCTCATCATATATCTCCCCTTAATAGATAATTTGTGAATGATACATTTTTAATGTTTTAAGTACAACTTATGTTGATTAAATTGCGCTTAGGGCATAATATGTGTGATATACATATTATGTAGCGATGAGTAACAAATTTACTAAGGTTAATGTGTATAGGTGAATGGGACGCTAAACAGCCCGAAAGCCAAGCGAAGATGCTGATTGTTTGGCTTTCGCCAACTAAGTTTAGGTTGTTTTCCTGATTGTCACCCAGCATTGCTGCAAAATCAACCATATGGATAATAATCAGGCTAGCGGGGAAATAATGAAATTAGAAAAAGCGCTGAAAAATTTTAGTCCAAAAAGCCAGATTTACAGTGATTCACCTCGAGCGACATCATCAGATGGACTATCAAGCGCGGATATGATGGCTGGACTTGGTTACACAGAAGCCAAAGCATCATTCGGAATCGGTGCATTTCTCGGAAAAACCGGCATTAGTAAAGAAGATGCTGATAAAACGGTGGAACGGTTAACTCATTTCGCGATGCAGCAGGCACCAAAATACAAACACGTTGGTAAAGTTGCTGGGCGTCGTTTAGCCTCCTGTGTGGCGATATTAGCCAAGCTTGCCTACGAGGAATATAGTAACTCAGCAGCGGCTACGACATCGTGCTCTTGCTGTGATGGAAAAGGGGCAATAAGCGTCACGCGAGATGTAGTGAAATATCCTGGTTACTTTAGTATTGATGGTGAAGAGAAGATCCCGCCAATTATTGAACAACAGCAGGTGCGCGAAAAATGTAAATCTTGTAAAGGTAAAGGTGTTATTTCAAATCGCTGTCGCTGCGGTGGGGCGGGGAAAGTACTCGATCGAGAAAAAACCAAAGAAACCGGAACTGCTGTATTAAAAATTTGTGAACGCTGCGCAGGCCGTGGATACAAACGAATGCCTTCATCGGTCGGTTATTCAGCGATTAAAGCGTTGCTTCCTGAATTAACGCAATCTTCATGGTCGCGTAACTGGAAACCTCTTTTTGAGATGCTCGTTAGTAAGTGCGATCAAGAGGAAAATTATGCTAATGATATATTTGATAAAGTAACCCGCTAAATTTAATTCATTAAAACTATAAATACATTTGCAATCTGCATAAATCTGGTTTATTTTAATTTCACAGTGGACTAATAACATTCTCGATTGTTATTATGTAAAGCCTTGGAGATTTGTTATTCCAGGGCTTTTTGTGTTTTTAAACCTTGTTTGATTTTGTATTGTTGCCCTATAAGACTTTGTAATCTCGCGCAGAGTTAGTTTGGATTCATATGCTAATTAGGAGGTTGAAATAAAAATTAAAAAAAGCATTTGCATTTTGAATAAAACAGGTTTAGATTTATCCCATAGTGGCGAAGTTACGAAATTAGAGCCTGTTTAATCAGACCCCGATCTTTTAAGGTTGGGGTTTTTTTATATGGTTAATAACAGAGTTAGAGTTCTTCAATGCTATAATAAGTGATTGTTTTTATGTGAAAATGGTGAACCTGCTGGCTAGCTTATTAGATTAGTCGGTTGGTTCTTATTTTATTGATTTAATTTCCCGCCTGCGAAAACATTGAGCACTAAGAATATATTATTTTTCTGCAATGTAACAACATCGCGGCGGTATTCTTTATATCTATTGCACACCCAACTTAGTTGGCGGTGATCGGAATGAAAAACATGCCAGAAAAGGTAAGCACAGCGGGGGCTTATTCAATGTCGGGAATTCTTATCGCACTCGGCAATTGGTTTTCGAATTTAGACTGGGACAAAGTAGCACTGATTATTGGTATTTTAATCGGTATTGCGACTTATTTTACCAACCTCTATTTTCAACGCCGACAAACCAAAGCCATTGAAGCTGCTGCATCGTTAGGAAAAACTATTATCCGAGGCGATTAAATATGACTATGTCCGCAGCGTTACGAAATAAAATTATAAGTGTTGCCGGAGGAGGGGCGTTGGCTATTGCCACAGTAATGATACCAACTCTCGAAGGGGTTCGTTATGAACCCTATCGAGATGTCGCGGGTGTTTTGACCGTGTGCTACGGACATACGGGAAGCGATATTGTTCCCGGAAAACGATATACGCAATCTGAATGTCAAATATTGCTAAACCAGGATCTTAAACCTTTTAGCCTCTCGGTACAGCGTTCTGTAAAAGTACCTGCCAGCGAGTACCAAAAAGCGGCGTTGATCACCTTCAGTTATAACGTTGGTATAAGTGCTTTCGAACACTCCTCTTTATTACGAAATCTTAATGCTGGCAACTATCAACAAGCTTGCGATGGTTTAAGGCAGTGGGTTTACGCCGGAGGTGTTAAGTGGAAAGGCCTAATGAATCGGCGAGAGGTGGAACGAGAAGTCTGTCTTATGGGAGGAGAATAAACATCAAAATACAGTTTTTTGTTATCGCTATTTTGGTTTGTGGCCTGACATGGTGGATAGAAGGATTACGCTGGGATACTGATGTAGCAAATCTTCAACTAAAACACAGTGCGCAGATGGCCAAGATTAACCAAGAAAAAATAGCTGAGATTAATGCGGCTAATGCCAGAGTCAAAGCTTCACAACAGGCAGCTGCCGCGCTGGATACCCGGTATACCAAGGAGTTAACAGATGCTTTGGCACAAAATGAAAGCCTTAAATCTGATATTACCGCTGGCACTCAGCGCATGCGGATCGCCGCTACCAAGCTCGCAAATTGTCACTCCAGTGGAAATGAGTATTCCTCAACCCGCAGCTTGGGCGATGCAACCGAAGTCGAACTCACTGCAGAAACTGGACGAAACATTCTCGATATCCGCGCCGGAATCATCAGTGATCAAGCCAAACTAGATTACTTACAGCACTATGTGAACGATGTCGTGAAACAGTGTAAGAGATAACGCGGCGTGAACACGCAGCGTAATAAATGAGGACGTTATGACAAAACCAGTATTAATGGCTGACTACCACAATGCGGTGCTGTCCGCGCTGCGTGAAATTTCCTGGGTGAAGTCTGCAGAGATTTATCCAGGTAATACAACTAACCTGAAGCATTCTACGGTCTATTTCTCGCTAGCAAATTGGGAATATTTTGCTAATGCTGATGGCCAATTGCAGGTTAAGTTCGACGGCAATTTACTCATTGTCTTGAGTCGCCAGAATACAGCTGATATTCAGGTTGCTATTCGCACGGCTGCTGCCGAACTTAGCCATTGGGTGGAAGGGCAACAGTTTGGTTTAGAAGGGCTGGATTGTGCCGTATTTACTCAGGCTAAGCCTTATGTGTTTGAGTCTACGCAGGATGATTATGTCGCATGGAGTCTATCCTTCACCCAAGTGGCAGCTCTGGGGGGCGATCCTCATGAATCAACGGCCGCATCCATGAAAGATATTTTGCTTGGAAAAGCCCCAGATATTGGTCAGTTACACCGTGGCGATTACCAATCAATATACCAACGTACCGAGGTCGCCGATGAGTGAGGAAGTACTAGGTGATCTTCAGCGTAGGCTAGCCAATATGGTACGCCGCGGTGTTATTCACGCTGTTAGCAACGGTCCCCAACCCGTCTGTAGGGTCGCTCTTGGCGAGATTGTAACCGGATGGCTGCCCTTGTATCAGACCTACGCTGGTCAGAATCGTGCAGATTCTAATCCTTACATGATTGG